ATGAAGCCCTCGAAGAAGGTCCACTCATCGTCGGATATCAGGTTGCGTGCCAAGTTCATCTCCCACGTAGAGATGAGCTTGAATCATAGGACGACTGCCAGAGGAATCCCTTTTGTCAACACGACCTTGAAGACATCAGAAAGATGCACCTCGCTTGCGGTGCCCTCGTCGGACGAAAGATCTTCAATGTCAGACAGGTCAAGTTCTTGCTGCGCCATGCTGCCTCCGGTTCCGCTTTTGATCTGGTCTATCACGGCGGTTTGAGGCGCGATAGATGGCAGGATGCCGGTCACGTTGGCTAAGCCGACGTGCCTTTCCCAAACTTTCCCAATAGCTTGATGGTTCGTTTCGGGCGATTCTGTCGCCCATGCGGACCTTCCTCCATCGCCTTCTCGGCCTCGCGCGCGCTCGCGGCTTCGACGCTGCGGGTGGCGGGCGGCGTTGGGAGGGGGCGCGGACGGTCGACGGGCTGAACGCGGCGATCCTCGCGGGCGCGACCACGGCGGCGCGGCGGGCCGGGTGGTATGCGCGGAACAACCCGTGGGTCGCGGCGGCGGTGGACAGCCTGGTCGGCAATGTTGTCGGCGCCGGGATCAAGCCGCAATCCACCCATCCCGACCGCGGGGTGCGCGAGCGGCTGCAGGCGCTCTGGCTGCGCTGGACCGATCACGCCGCGCCTGACGGGCTGGCGGATTTCTACGGGCTGCAGGCCATGGCCGTGCGCGCGATGGTCGAGAGCGGCGAGAGCTTCGCCCGGCTGCGGGTGGCCAGCGACGCCGCCAGCCTTCCTCTCCACCTCGAGCTTCTGGATCGCGAGCAGGTTCCGATGGACCTGCACCGCGAGATCGGCGGCGGGGCGCGGATCCGCGCGGGCATCGAGTTCGATGCCGCCGGTCGCCGGGTCGCCTACCGGGTCTTGTCCTCCCGCCCGGGCGATCCGCTGGGGTCTCTCCGCATGGACCCGCTCCGCGTCCCCGCCGCCGATTGCCTTCATCTGTTCAAGCCGCTCGCAGCGGGCCAGCTGCGCGGCATCACCTGGCTTGCGCCGGTGCTGCTGCGGCTGCACGAGCTCGACCAGTTCGAAGACGCCGCATTGGTGAAGGCCAAGGTCGCGGCGCTGTTCACCGGCTTCATCACCGATCCGGACGGCACCGCGGGCGGGCTCTCGGGCACCAACACCGGCGGCGCGCTGACGGTTGGCATGGAACCCGGCAGCCTGATCCCGCTGCCGCCCGGCACGGACATCCGGTTTTCCAACCCGACCGAGCACGACGCCTACGCGCCCTTCGTGAAGAACCACCTGCGCGCCGTCGCGGCGGGGCTCGGCCTGCCGTACGAACTGGTCTCGGGCGACCTGGAGGGCGTGACCTATTCCTCGATCCGCGCGGGGCTGATCGAGTTCCGCCGCCGGGTCGAGCAGCTGCAGCACAACGTGGTCGTGCACCTGTTCTGCCGTCCGGTCTGGGAGCGGTTCGTGCGGCTGGCGGTGCTGACCGGCGATCTGCCCGCGCGGGACTTCGAGCGGAACCCCGAGGCGTATCTCGGGTGCGAATGGCTGCCGCCTAAGTTCGACTACGTCGATCCGATGAAGGACGTGCAGGCCGAGATCATGGCGATCGGCGCGGGGCTCAAGAGCCGGTCCCAGGCGATCTCCGAACGCGGCTACGACGCCGAGCAGGTGGATGCCGAGATCGCCGCGGACCGCGAGCGCGCGGAGGGGCTGGGGCTCGCCTTCGGCCAGACCGCAGTGCCGCAGCAGAAGGAGGCCGCCGATGGCTGACATCGAGACAGACACACTGCCAACGCAGGCGCCGCAAACCCTTCCAGACGGAAAGGGTATCCTCACCCGCCGCGCGACGCTCGCGCCTGCCACGGCCGATCCGGAGGCCCGCACCGTCGAGGTGGTCTGGTCCACCGGCGCGCCCGTGCGCCGTCGCGACATGGCGGGCGAATACATCGAGCGCCTCAGCCTCGATCCGCAGGCTGTGGACCTGTCGCACCTGGAAGGCGCCAGCGTCCTCGATGCGCATCGCCAGACAGCGGTGCGCGACGTTCTGGGCTCCGTCCGCAGCGCCGCCGTGGACGGCAAGCGCGGCACGGCGCTGATCCAGTTCTCGGCCCGCCCCGAGGTGGAGCCGGTCTGGCAGGACGTCCTGGCGGGCATCCTGCGGCACGTCTCGGTCGGCTACTCGGTCGAGGACTGGGTCGAGACCACCGAGAACGGCGCGCGCGTGCTGACCGCCGTGCGCTGGACGCCCCACGAGATTTCCCTGGTGCCGACGCCCGCTGACCCCGGTGCCCATATTCGCATGGAGACAGAGATGACCGAGACGACCACCCGAGAGGCCGCCGACACGGCGCCGACCACCGAGACTCGCGCTGAGGCGAACGCCGAGATCCGCTCCATCGCCCGCATCGCCGGGCTCGACCAGTCCTGGATCGACGGCCAGATCGACAGCGGCGCCGATCCCAACACCGCCCGCCGTGCCGCCTTCGAGGCGCTGGCGCAGCGATCCGCGCCCGCCATCCGCACGGAACAGGTCCGCGTCGAGATGGGCGAGAGCCAGGATGACCCGGCCCTGCGCGTCCGCCAGATGGGCGAGGCGCTCTATGCCCGGATCAATCCGCGCCACGAGCTCTCCGAGCCCGCCAGGCGCTACGCCTACTCGACCCCGGTAGACATGGCGAAGGAGCTGCTGACGCTCCGCGGCGAGTCCACCATGGCGCTGTCGCCCGCAAGCCTCGTGACCCGCGCGCTGCACACCACCTCCGACTTCCCGATCATCCTAGGGGACACGGTGGGCCGGGTGCTGCGCGACGCCTACCAGGCCGCGCCTTCCGGCATCCGCCGCCTCGGCCGCCAGACCACGGCGCGGGACTTCCGCGCGGTGAACAAGATCATGCTGGGCGAGGCGCCGCTGCTGGAAAAGCTCAACGAGCACGGCGAGATCAAGGCCGGGACGATGGCCGAGGCGCGCGAGGCCTACAAGGTCGAGACCTGGGCGCGGAAGATCGGCATCACCCGACAGGTGCTGGTGAACGATGACCTCGGCGCCTTCTCGGACCTCGCCCGCCGCATGGGTCAGGCCGCCGCCGAGACCGAGGCGCGCATCCTCGTGACCCTGCTCGAGGCGGGCAGCGGCAACGGGCCGACCCTGTCGGACGGCAAGACGCTGTTCCACGCAGACCACGGCAACAAGGCGGGCACCGGGGCCGCTATCTCCGACGCTACTCTGTCGGCAGCTCGGCTGGCGCTCAGGACGCAGAAGGGCATCGAGGATCGCACGATCCGCGTGACGCCGCGCAACTTGCTGGTCCCGCCCGCGCTGGAGACCACCGCCGAGAAGTGGTTGGCGAGCATCGCGCCCGCGACCGCCGCTGACGTGAACCCGTTCTCGGGCTCGCTGTCGCTGGTGGTCGAACCGCGCCTGTCGAGCGCGACGCGCTGGTATGTCACCGCCGACCCCGGCGAGATCGACGGGCTGGAGTTCGCCTACCTCTCGGGCGCGGAAGGCCCGCAGGTCGAGAGCCGCTCAGGCTGGGACGTGGACGGCGTGGAGATCCGGGTGATCCTCGATTTCGGGGCCGGGTTCATCGACCACCGTGGCTGGTTCATGAACGCCGGGGCGTGAGCATGGCCGACCTCGCCCAACTCACCGCCTGGCGGGACGCCCTGATGGCCGCGCGCTATCGGGGCGTCCGCACCGTCGAATACGACGGCAAGCGCATCACCTACGCGAGCGACGGCGAGATGGCCGCCGCGCTCGCGGACCTCAACCGGCAGATCGCAGGGGCGACCGACCGCATCGCGGTTGTCCGCATCCAATCCTCGAAAGGGCTCTGAGATGAAGAACTACCTCCAGAACGGCCACATCGTCCGCGTTACCACGCCCGCGGGCGGCATCGCTTCGGGCGACGCGCTGATCGTGGGCAGCATCTTCGGCATCGCCGCCTACTCTTCAGCCGAGGGCGACCCGGTCGAGCTCTCCACCACCGGCGTGTTCCAGCTGCCGAAGGCCAGCGCCGCGGTGCTGACGGTCGGCGCACGAGTCGCGTGGGACAACACGGCGAAGGAAGTCACCACCCCAGCCGCGGGGCGCTTCCCCATCGGCGTGGCCGTCGAGGCCGCCGGGAGCGGAGTCACCAGCGTCGCAGTTCGGCTGGATGGGATCGCGACGGCGGCAGCGTAAGGGTCAGTCGGCGTGCTCGCCCTCGCGGAACGCCATGTCGATGATTTCGCGGAGGCGGGCGCGGTAGTGCTCCAGCGTCCCGACATCGCCCCAGTTCACATGCTCGGGGCTGCATTCGAAGTGTTCGGCGCTGAGCGCGGCGAGGCGTTCGAGCATCGCGTCGATCTCGGTCTTGGCCGAGATGAACGCGGCGAGCGCGGCATCGTTGGTCTTTGGCATTATTGGCTCCGACAGAGTGTCCTGATCCATCAGGCTCCTGTCGGCTTCGATAGCAAGTCGGGAGCGATTGCTATTCGGAGGGCGTGAACGCGATGCCCTTATCCGGGAAGGCATCACGCAGCTCGATCATGGCCTGCTCCCAAGCGGTGCCGCCCCACTGGCTGGAGAACGCATAGGTGCGCCCGCCGAAGTGGAGAAGTTCGTCATCGTCGGTGAAGAAGCGTTTTGGGTCGAAGTTCCGCCCCTCGCTGGCGCGGGCTTCCTTCGCCAAGCGATAGAAGTCGTCGCCAGTAACCTCGCCATCGACCGACACGAGGGAACGGTTGGCCCGCGGACCACAATGCTTGGCGACCTCTTCCGGTGCGATGCCGCTCTCCACGAGGTGGCGGAACACCTGATAGATCGCGTGTCGCTTCCGCAGTGCCGTCAGTTGGCGCCCGCCGAGGGTGACGTCGTAGCTGGTCCAGTCTCTCGTGTCCGTGCGCGCCTCGCGCTCCTTGCGCTTCTTCTCGGTGACGCGGACCTGGTATTCCGCGACCTCCGGAAGCGGGATGATCTGCTGGACATCAACGAGGACACGACCATCGAGGCCGTAGGGCTGGAGGCGTACGCATCGGATATCGATGCCGCGCTCGATGAGCCAGAGAACCGATGTCGTCAGCTCGCGGCTGAACTCGGCCGACGCCAGGACGATGCGGACGTCCTGCGCGAAGGCATCTTCGTCGGGCTCGTCCCACCCGAGGAAGTCGAGCAGTTCGGCCCGCGCATCGGTGTCAGCCTTGCCGATCTGTGTGAGATAGCGTGCGAACACATCGACGGCTTGGTCGAAGGTCATCGTGGAGACCATCGCCGCGTAGCGGATCGCCTGAAGTTCCATGTGGCCACCGTCCTCGGTCCGCTTCAGTTCGATCACCACGAGGTTCGCATCGCGGTCAATGCCGAGGAGATCAATGCGCCGGCGCGACTCGTCCCAGTCTCCGAACTCCTCCGCAATCACCAGCGTGTCGGGTGCGACCACGGCGATGTTCGCCCGGAGCAAGCGCTGCAGATCGCGCCGCTCCTGCAACTGCATCAGACCGAACGTAGTCTTGCTGAGGGGACGGATTTCTTCGCTGGCAAACTCGTAGATCGGCATGGGCAATTCGGGCCTTTCGGGAATTGCTCTCATCCAAGCGCAGCGGCACGTCGCGGGCAAGCGCCATCGGACGCGAACACCCTGCGAACATCGGCCCCATTCCGTGTCGCATCCGTGTTGCACGGTAAGCGTCCGGCCTGACCGCCCTGCCGCGTGGTGAAAGAGGCGGATAGTGTCCACCATTGATAGTGGACACTATGGTGATGGCGTGGCGCGTCGGACGAAGCGACTTTGGACGGATGAGGAGAA